GCTTTCTTTCCATAAGCAAGAATCGCCTGACCGCCAAAAGCAAGCCCTAAAGCTCCAGCAAGTTTCTTGACATTCTTAGTCATCTTGTCTGTTGCTGTCTCAGCTTGTCTAAAAGCCTTTTTGCCAGTGAACTCGGCAGCAATATCAATCTTCACATCGGCTGCCATTATTTGCCCTTCACTCTCTGCTCAAACTTAACTTTAGAATCTTCAATTGCTTTAATAACTGCTGCATTAGCCTTGCCTTGATCTTCTGCCCACGCACGAAAGATTGCGCGACCTTTCATCTTACGAGAAGCGCGACCTGCTTGACCTGTTTGTCTTTGATAAGCATTGACAATAGGTGATGTCCGATTCATTGCATCCACAAACTGCTGACCAGCATTTGGGTTATTGCTTTTGCCTACATTCTTTCCTGTGCTTGTTTCATAACTGTGCATACCAATAGCAGGATTAGAACTAGGAATATTTACCTGACGCATTTTTGCTTGTGGTCTGCCACCTGGGTTTAAGCGACCAGCAGTCTCATAAATAGATCCAGATGGTGAAGCATTAACAATGCGAGCAAGGGAGCGAAAGCCTGAACGATTAGGTTTCGATGGTGATGTCTTATATCCAACCCCACGCTTGGCTTCAGAAGATGACCAAGCTCGGTTGCCCCATGTGCCGTTGCCACTCTTAGCCCATCCGCTCAAAGGTGCAGATGATGGAATGAATCCACGAGCTTTAGCAGTAATAGGCTTTAAGATTGCTGCGATCTCTTTCTGAGTTTCTTTAGCAAGATCAGGTGTAAACTCTCTGAGAGCTTTTCTAAGGGCGACCGCGCCTTTTACCTCTGTTGGCATCGCTCACCTCTTTCGCTTCATCCTTGAGCCCTTGCACTAATGCATCGAGCATTGTCTTATCTAGATCTAACAACTGCTGTGGCGCGATTCCCAACCTAATGCTTAGCCTAGCAATTAGATAGGTGAATGGAAGATCGCGCTTTAAGCTAAAGGGTCTGAATCAAGCACCTCGACACTTTTAAGTGTCTCAATGAAATCCATTCCGAAAGGCTTAACAGATTCACCTGCTCTGCGTGTTACTTCCCATGCTAACCAATAGACATCGCTCTGCTTTTCTTCATCGCGAAACGCCTTATGGAAGCCCTTTTTAGCGTATTGCTCGAATGAGTACTCCACCGCTGGGGTGATCTCGCCTTCCAATACGCTTCCATCTGTACGAACGATCTTTAGTTTTGCCATGAGCTTGCCCCTTTGTTAGTTTTTTAGAATGTGCCAGTTGTGGCTACTGCAACTGTTGAGTTAGCAGTAAATGTAATCGATTGTACACCGATGTCACTTACGCTGCCGTTAATGTCGGTCGTATTATTGACCAACAGAGAAACAGTATAGAGAGGGTTCGTTGCAGAAACTGCTGTTCCCTTTTCCTGTAGGAATACACATGTGACTGTTGTACCCCATGCAGCTTGTAGTGTTGCCAATACATTCGCTGATGCTGTGTCATTGAGGAAGTCGATTGTTACAGATGATGCTTCCAAGCCCTTAACAAACTTGTGTGCTGTGTCACCCATCGCTGTGACTTCCAATTCGTCAAATGTGCGATTCAAAGTAATACTTGTTACATGGTCTGAAAGATCAACAGAGTTAATCTTCACACCGACTTTGTTATTTAGAAATACAGCCATGAGATTATTCCTCGTCTTTCTTAGTAGTTACTGGCTTTGGTGCTGGTGTGCTTACTTGCCCGATTTTCTTCAGGAAGTCAGCGTTTTCTTGTTCCCACTCGGACATGTTTAGCTCCAACTCGTTAGGATTGATACGGACATCTCGCAGCTGAGAAGGTCTCCCGAAGCAGCGTTGAGAATACTAGGTGCGCTAATTGCGCTTACATTATAGGTCAAAGATGATGCTGCGAGCTTTGCGAACACGCTACAAACAGTATCTTCTATCCCGTTTAGGTTTCCCTCATTATCGAATAAAGGCACAGTCATAACAATCTTAAAATTAGCCATCGGGCTGATAGTAATGTGCTGATTGTTGCTAGGTGTTAGATAAGGATCATCTGGAGAGACAATCACAGAGTTAGCAAGGACTGTGGCAGGTGGAAAGGCAAAGGTCTGCCACTTAGCGTTATCGACTAGAGCAGTGGCTAATGTGGTTCTGAGAGTGGTGACGGCAACGGGCATTATCCCACCATCGAACGCGGATCAAGTGCGTGAGCGATCAATCCTCGCACCTTAGCGAGAAGCTGTGCGCTCATTCGGTAAGGGCTTGGCTGGAAATCGACTGCGTTACTGCCTGAAAGGGTGGCTGTACGCGCTTGCCAGATTTCAACAGATATCATTAAAGCTGCTTGCTGGATTGCCATATCGGTAGTCCAGTCTGTGGAAGTCGTGGTCGATACTGATCCATAAGGATAGATCGGATGATAACCCTGTGCAGTCGTGTGATTAGTTGCCACACTAATTGAAAAACCATTCACGGCTGTAATTGTCTTAGTGCCGTTATAAGAGCTGCCTGAGTTAGCAATAGTTACGCTTTGACCTACATAAAAAGTATCGCGCACATTGTCATTAAAATATAAAGTGCCTGACCCTACTGTGTTTTCATGTGCAACTGTAAACCATTTTGGAGCCCACAACATAGGCAAAAGGACGGCATCCGTAGCATCGCATACTTCTTGGAGCACGCTGTCGCTGTAAAGCGTTCCGACTCCTAAAGTGGAGCGCAATTCTGCGACTGTTGTAAGTGCCATGTGCAATCCTTTCTAAAGACTCTGGGGAGTAGAGGGCTACTACTCCCCAGAGCGACTTAGTTACCTATTTATCAGGTTAGGTTAAACCAGTTTGCGCCTGCTGCAAGCTTTGTAGCAAGTGCTCCCTGACCGAACAGTAGAATGTCTACAGTTCCGTCTGAGTTAACATTAGTACGAAGCTGCTGACGAGCACCCTCGTACCATGTGTAAGCATCTGGGTTAATAACAGCCATTGAATAATCTGCTGTTCCTACTCCACCAGAACCCTTCATGTAACGAGATACACGAAGATCAAGACCTGCAACATTACCGCGCAGGCTTGTTGGTGAAAGTGCTCCTGCATTATTTTGAGGATTTGCAGCGATGTAAATTGGTCGACCAGCATCATTGTATGACATGATGTTAGCCCACTGCTCTGGTGTGACAACCATGTTGCGAGCAAAACCAAGTGAAGCAGAATAAACTGCTGCTGCTGCGCTTGAAACATAACTTAGCAAACCTGTTGCTGAGTTAGCCTGTGCTGTTGCGTTAAGAGTACCTGCGCCCTGAATAGCAGTTGTTACAAATTCTTCAGTATCTTTTGCGTAAGCGTATTCCATCTGGACAAGAAGCTCATCTAGAAATGCAGGTGTTGAATTTGTTAGGAGTTCTAGAGTTGTGATCGCACGACCCTTAAAGGACTTCTTTGTAACTGTGATAAATGATGCTTCAAGTTGTGACTCTGTTACTGGTGAGTTCTCATCGATCTGATCGACTAGAGGCACTTCAGTAATCTTAGGCAACTCAAATGTTTTTCCAAATTCTGGCATTGTACCGCGAGAAACTGAATCAATCATTGGGCGATCTGCGTTAGAAAGGAAGTTAAGTAGCTGTGTGCTTTGTGGTGTTGGGATAAATCCTGCACCTGTTGTCTGATCGTTGTCAGCAGCGCGTAGCCATTGACGAGATTCATCATCACCAAAGAGGTTAGCCTTTAGTGTGTTCTCCAAGTAGTTACGCTTTGTGATTTCGATTCTTGGAGATGTGTAGTACATCGCTGTTACAGTAGGGCGAGCAGCCTCGACAGGTGCTGCCTCTACTGCAGGTGTTGCTTCGACTGCTGAAGTGGTATCTTCCACGGCTGTCTCGCTTTCTGTAGTTGGGTTTTCTTCAGCAGGGGTAACTTCCTCTGCTGCGATCTCTAGCACCTGAGCAGACTTAAAGGCTGGCTCTGTTACGAGAGAAACTTCTTTTAACTTAGCCGCTGTTACGACTGTGTGTCCGTTGCGTGATGGCTTAGATGCAAGGATCTCTGCGCCTATGCTTAAACCTGAAACCAAATTTTCGCTTGCCATGATGAGGGCATCTGTGCCAGCCTGTGAACGGCTTAGCTTAAAGGTTGCATAAATGCCATCTTCTTTTTGTTCAGCTGAGATCATGCGACCAACAGGCTTTTTCATGTCATGCTGTGATAAGAGCTTAATCTTTGTTGGGTCTGCAATCTCAATAGATCCTGCCTCAAATGCATAAGATCCAAGATTAGTGCTGCCAATTTCATCATTACCAAAGGGCACTATCTTGCCAGTGATTTCGCGCTTTTCTTCGTTGCACTCAATCATTGTGGCTTCGATGTATAAGTTTTCCATTAGCCTTCGCTTCCATTAGGTGTTAGATCTTCCATCTGCATAGCTTGTTCGATTGTAATTAAACCAAGTGAAAGCATCTTTTCTATAACTAGCAATCGCTCCATAGGTTCAACGCGCAAGAATGTAGAATCTAAATCGAACTTTACATAGTGACCAGCAGTAGATATATCATCCATGCTTAAACGCTGTTCGATTGCTGAGATGTATGGCTGAAAGGCTAGTGCTACTAATTGTTTTCTTTCATCTATAATGTTCGCGTATGTCATAGATGTGTTAAGGTCTGCTGACAAGTAGTAAGCGGGGATGCCGCACAATCGACTAATCTCAGTTGCAAGATTCTGGATTGCCTCGTTGTACATCATGTCTTTTGGACTAAAGCCAATATTCTGCGCTTCTAAAGTCGATGTCAAATATGCCGTTGAACGATTCTGGCGAGCTGATTTCCATGAAGCCAATAAGCCTTGAACTTCCGCAGGTGGCAGATCTGCTCCTGTATTTTTTAACACTGTAGTAGCCATCGGAGTTTGAGCAGCTACAGCAGCAGCCTTCTGGATGTCGATAGCTGCTTGAATTGTTCTTGCACCTGTTGTAAGTACGCCTTCGTTAAATGCTTGGAATGTAACTAGAGATCCAAGACCAGACATCGGACGAGGTGAACCATCAACATAGTATTGAGTCACAACAGTGTTAGTTACATTAAGATCAAAAGTGATACGAGTATTTGCTACCCACTCAAAAGATGCAGGACGATTATCCTCCTGATAAGTCTCGGTAACTTCCAGAAAGGCTTGCCCAAAGAATAGAAGGCTATCGACCAAATAACTGACAGTAACAAATTGTGGCTGTGACTTAGATAGTTGATGCACCCATCGTGGAGCTGCAATAGCTTCTCCAGTAGACTTCTTCTTGTACTCTAGCGGAATAGATCCGACTGTGCAGAGAAGATCGCGGCATCGCTTGATAGCAGGTACAGCCATAGCATCTCGTCTACCGATTACAGGAAATGTAAAGTTGTAGATTGAGTTAATGCCATCGCCCATAATCTTAGGCGCGAGCTGTGCCTCTAATATTTCTGGCTTACGCGAAAAGATACCCATAGACAGAAATTGTAGCATTTGTCAAGCAATTAGACAATGTGATAGGGCGTGTCTAAGTATATATCTGTGGCTTAGGTGCAGGGATCATTAACTTGCTTACTACCATAGCCAACCCAATCGGAGCAGAGATATCACCTGCTGACTTGCGCTTAATTATGCGCCATGCCGAATCGTTCACCTTAGCTGCGCAATTATTCATCTGCTGGATCAACTCGGCTTGCCCATTGTGGACTACGCGAGCATTGACCAAGCCTTCTAAGAGATCTCCACATGCTTTGTAAAACTGCTGACCTGAAACATCCTCGACCATAACTCCAGCATTGCCTAAGCGATCCGCGATAGTTTGTGTGGCGTACTTGTCAAAGCAGACAAGGCGCGGCTTATAAATGTCGCACCAAGCCTTTATACTTGCTGCCATTTTTAACTCATCGATGGCGACCTGAGAGCTGTAAGTCTCTAGAATCCCGATGCCAATCCGCCCATCTGGGAGAAGTTGTCCTGCGACCAATGATCCGTTCCTGCGTGACGGACTGACATCGAAACCGAATACAGTATAAGCCCCAGCAGCCATTTCAAGGGTGCTATCGGATGTGTCCTCTAAAACCCCATGTGGCCACGGGCTACTTAACGAATCGATCCATTGACAAAGAGTTTCAGTACGCGTGTTTTCAATCGGTGAAGTAGCAATCGCTTCTTCAATCGCTTCTTCTGTAATGGTGTATCCCAAAGAGGGGTTAGCCAAAGCCCATGCATTGCGATCATCTATCTTGCAGTACTGCGGAGCTGAGTACTCATAGAATCCAAAAGACTTGGGTGGATAGTCGATAGCTCTTTCTCGTAGGTCGTTGAGTACAGTGCTGAAAGCGTCTCCTGCATTAGAGGTAAGAAGCGTTTGAGAATTTGGGTGAGCTCTAGTTGTAGGAGTAGCAGCTCTAAATCCATCTTCTGTGATCTCTCGGACTTCATCGATGTAGAGCAGTCCATTGACTGATCGACCGCGAGAGCCGTCTCTAGTTGCTGCGACAACATCAAGCCTTGCTCCAGATAGCATCTCAATGCTTTCAGTTCCGTTGGCGTGTCTGATCTGTTTAACGAATCCTTTAAGGTGGTCATTGGTCTCCAGTAGGTGAGTGACTTGTCGGAAGGTGTCGAGTGCCATGCTTCGATTAGAGCTCATAATAAGGACATTGGTATTCCACTTAACAAGGTGTGCAAGGATTAACATACGCGCCAGATGTGTCTTACCATTCTGACGAGCCACCAAAATAAGGTTTGTCTTACGAATCCACATGCCTTTCTTGTCCACAGTGAGCATGTCTTTAAGAACGAACTCCTGCCACGGCATGAGATCCATCTTGACTATTGCGCATAGGTCTTTAACATCTTGCAGCTTGTTTTCGCCCTTGAGAAGTGGACTGTGAAGCCTTGGTTTGGTTGCCCCTCGTAGGGCTTTGCTCTTTCTGGGCTTAGTTGTCATTGATCTGTGACTGGTCGGGTCTTAAAAGGACTGTCCAGCATCGTTTCCGACTGCATCGGGGAGATATAGGTTGA